TCCTGTTGGTAGTGTGTCGAGGGTGTACCACCTGAACCCTTGCTTTGCTGCCCACTCTTCCATTGTGTAGCGTGTACCGTTCTTTCTTCTGCGGGATCCCGGCATTGGGGTCTTTGGTTTTTGGAAGAGAAATACCAACTCCTCCTTTGAGCCAAGCGTCTTTGCAATGTAGACATACTTACGTGCCTCATCTGATGTACGGAACCTACCCTTAGCTTCTATCCATATGGTCTTACTCTGTGTCTTGTAAACAAAGTCAGGCTCATACGTCTTAGGCAGTACGTACTCTAATGTTTGTGAAGGATGGTACTCACAGCCCACCATCAATGCGTAAGCTTCTTTCTCAAACTTAGAATCAAATTTCACTTGGCTTCTCGTACTTGTCATCATGTGAACGCAGCAGATACAGCAGGCTAAGACTCTCTAGCAGTCTACGTTCATCTAAGTCATTGTCCCAGTAGTGAGTTAGGCAAGTGCTATAGCATTCCCACTCAGTCGTACAAGGATCAATAATCTTATCTGCTTTCTTAGGGCCAACACCATAGATGCCCGGTATGTTATCAACACGATCACCCATCAGTGCTTGCTTATATAACCACCGAATAGCGTCATCTTTTTTAACTCCAGTTAAAATCTTTTTGGTGTAGTCATACATGGGACATGGTACTTGCTTGAAGTCTTTGTCCAACGAACAGATGATTGCTTTGTGGTCTAGCTCAGTAGCCTTGATAGCAATAGCATCGTCAGCTTCCATGCCGTTAACAATCTCTGCATTCCATTCATTGACCATGAAATCACGTAGTAATTGTTTGTGTACAGGGACACGGTTATCTTTACGATTACCTTTGTATGGAAGGGTGGTAGCAACCTCGTCCCTGAAGTTGCCTTTGCCAGTAAGATAAACAATGCTGGTGTCATAGTGGTCAGATAGATCCATGACCATTTCAGACAGGTAATTGTCTAGGGTCTTCGTTGCAACGCTTTCGCTTTCATCGTCACAAGAAAACCCTATACGATACACCAGCATATCACCATCAATAAGTATCACAGAGCATCCATCTCTTCTACTTCTTGGGTGTACTCGACAACATCAGAGATAACAATACGCTTAAGTGTGGCACTGCGTCCTTGCTTCTTCATGTATTCCCAATCGTAATATCCGATAAGACACTTAGCCTTAGAGCCATTACCTACAACAACACCTGACTCAGTATCATCTGTCTCATCTCGTGGAGTACGTCCCTTGATAAGCAACTCACTACCATCAGGCTTGAAGGCTCGGTACTTGTTGTTAGATTTACAGGTGATGTAGTTGCCTCGATCATCTCCCTTGTTGTTAATGTTAAGTCCCATATCTTCCAACGCAGTTACCGCAGCATCAGATAGATTAGAAAGATCAACTGTATACTTACCTGCTAACTCATTCTTGTGAGTTAGGTTAGGCCAAAACAAATCACAGTTAACCATTACATTGGGTGCTTGGTCTGACATATAGCATTTCTCCTGCTAGTTAATGTTACACTACTATTATACCACATAAAATAGAATTATACTAGTGGGTATCTGCCCAACTATTACCAACTCTATACTCTCCGTCCAATGGACAGTTCAGTTGCAGGACTTCACCTGCGAATACCATTGCGTTAACACAGGACTTACCGATAAAGTCTGCGTCTTCTGGTTTACATTCTATCTGCCACTCATCGTGTACCTGTGCCACTAGCTTGAAGTCTACGTTGTCCAACAGATCATGCAGGATAACGATTGCTTGCTTCATAACTATAGCACCAGCACCCTGTAGCAGTGTGTTCAGTGCGGCGTGTGCTGAACGTACACTCAACCGTCTACCGTCTAGACCTACAAGAGAACCAGACTCAGCATCCTTAAGTACAGTCTTTCGTAGATCAGCCAGTGCTGGTGTGTTGTCTAAGAACCTGTCTTTAAGTTTCTTGCCTGCTCCGCTGGTAGAGCCTACTACCTCACCTATCTTGGCATTGCCTGCACCGTACAAGAACGCATAGATAAATGTCTTAGCTTGATCCCTTGTTGTTAGTCCTGCTGCTTTCTGGTTGGCTGTGTGGATATCACCTGTAAGGATCTCGTTGGTGTAGTCGGCATCATCCATGTAGTGTGCAAGCATACGTAGCTCAAGCCCACTAGCATCAGCGCCCACAAGAACGTGACCTTCAGGTACTGTAAATAACTCACGACATTGCTTACCATACTCAGCCCTTACACTAGGTATCTGAGCCAAGTTTGGAGAGGAGTGTGCCATCCTGCCTGTGACAGCGCCGATGTGTCTGACCCGTCCATGTATGCGTGAGTCCTCGCCCACTGCTTTAATCCACGAGTCCACATGAGAGGCGCGTTTCTGGCAGAGAAGGTAACGGAGAATAATCTTTGCTTCGGGAATGTCTGTCTGCTTCTTGAGGGTTGACTCATCGACCTTTGGTTGTCCTGACGGAGTGAGTTCCTCCCACACAGCGCCCTTGCTAGTAAGCCGCTCTGCAATTTGTTGTCTACTACCGACGTTGAATACCGTAACTTTGTCCTTGAGTCTCTTCTGTGTCTTATCACTGATCCTCTCCTCTACTATGGGTGGGAACACTTGTTGTAAGTCTCTTTCTATTCTGTTCATACGGGTAGTTAACTCTGAGTACAGAGCCACAGCATCCTGCTTCTTGAATTGAAAGCCATTGTCTTCTTGATCTTTACATATGAATGCAGTGTTGTGTTCAAGGTCAACACAATGCTTACTAAACTTAAGCATCTGCATCTGTTCTACTAGCTTGTTGTATAACTTCTCAGTCACATCAACGTCACGCTTACAGTACTCAATCATCTCATCAGACAGTACGTCCCACTCATCATGGTCACCCTTAGCAAACCCAAGGCGTTGACCCCATGCAGCTAGGCTGTGACCACCGTCAAGGTCAGGACGAAACAGACGTGACATCACGAGAGTATCGATGACTCTATCTCTGTGTACATGGATGCCCCACAGTTTAAGCATAACAGGAAGATCATAACCAATAAGATTATGTCCACATACTTGCCCACCTTTTTGTAACTCATGCGCTAAACTCCTGCTAGATAAGTGCGTCAAGGCTACTTCGTTGGGCCTCTTTGTCACTGCACAGTGTATCTCTGTCGGATCCAATCCGTTCGCTTCGATATCCAGATACACTATATTCGTAGTAGGACAGATCAAGTCTTTGTTCATCTGTAAGTTCATGACCATTCGTCTGCATCTCCTGTGTCTGGTGTTGGGTAGTAATCCAACGGCTCATCTTCGACATCTCGTATCTCCTCTAAGTCATACAGGTCAGCGTAGTCTACGTTACCTACTGTCGTTATGTCATCGTCAGCAAGAAACCTGCTACACTCATTACACAAGTCTACAAACTCACCACTACCATCAAACTTTTTGGTCAGTTCATAGTTACTCATGATTTTGTCACAGGCTTTACACCTCACCCCATTACCTCCGTTAACCTACCAGTGTCTTTATTATACATCAAAGACGTAGCGGGGCCAGTCATGCCACTGAACCTGTTCTTAAGTACACGCACGTTGGTTGTGTTACGCACCATCTCATCCTCTGCCTGTGCATTACGCTCTAGCCCAACCACAATATCAGACAACTGAGCAATTGCAGCACTACCACGCAACTGACCCAGACTAGTATAGGCTCCATCTTCATGCCCTTTCCCGTCTGGTCTTTTTAAGTGTGAAACAACAAACATACATACGTGCATCTCCTGACAGAACATTCTTAGCTTGGTCATGATCTCATCAATGGCACGTCGCTCATCACCATTGTCTTGGTCTGATACTAGTATTGATATGTGATCTAGTACAATGTACTTCACACCCAGCACCTTGATCTGGTATCTGAATCGTGCCAGTACATTCTCTATCTTGTTAGAACCAAACGTATCCCACAACACAACACGATCATCAAGGTTAAGACTGTCGAACACCTGATCTACCTCTGATGGTGAGTAGTCACAGCCCGGTAGATGGATAGGCTTGTTGATCTGGAGTCCTACTAGACCACGCGCTGTCCTGTCTGGTGTCTCTTCAAGGAACGCTAGTCCTACCCTATCGTTGGTCTGTCCTAGTATTGAGAACACTAGCTCTCGCATGAACGTAGACTTGCCTAGACCAGAGCCAGCACAGATAGTGACTAGTTCAGTAGGTCTAACACCAAACGTCATGTCATCTAGTCCCTTGTATGGATAGCGTACCTCTGCTTCCTCCAACGGCTTCTTCAATGTCTCACGCAGTGAACCCAACATCACCATACCATCAGGTGTATACGTCTTAGCCGCCCACCACCGCTTAACAAACTCATCCTTGTTACTGTTAACTAGGTAGTCACACGCATCCTTATGCTCACCATGATGATAGATCCTAGACTTACCACCAAAGATGTCAGCACACTCTAACGCAGCAGAACGTCCATGATCGTCGTTGTCAAAGCAAAAGATAATATGATCGTACTGGTCGAGAAAGTCGTAAGCGCGGCGACAGTCAGCAGCAGCACCTTGAGCGCCATTGCGAATAGAAACAACAGGGTATTTACCACCAAACATTTGATATGCTGCGAGTGCATCGAACTCTCCCTCCACTACGGTTATGTATTGACCACCAGTAGGGAAGATGTGTTGACCATACAACCCTGCCTTCTTCCAATCACCTGCTATCTTGAACTGCTTGTCAGGATACCTAGTTTTAACTGCAGTTAATTCACCTTGGGGTGTGTGATACCCGAACAGTACGTTGCCTGCCTTCTGCTGTGCGGAGTATGCCGCCATTGTAGTGGCTGTTAGACCCCTGTCGAGATAGCCCTTGTATGGCTCTGTGAAGGACGCTTTGTCGAACCCTTGTCCTACTACCACCTTCTCCTTTATGTGGCTCACAGTGCCTCCTGTGGACTCTGAGGGGGTAAACTTAGCACAAGAGAAACAGTAACTAGACCCGTCCTCATTCAGAGACAGTGCATCACTAGACCCACAGTCATCACATTGCTGATGTAGTTTAACGAATGCCATTAGTGTAAGTCTCCTCTAATAGAAAGGTACTTCTTCTTTAACTCTTCCTCTGTTAAGAGAGAATACTTTACCTTGTAAGAAGCAGCAATAAAAGACAACGCCTCAAACAAAGTAACAGACACCATGTCTCTCTCTACGATCTCTTCAATCATCTGGTCTATATCTTCATAGCTCATACATAACCCTCTATGTAGTAAGTAATATGTATTACTAATAGTAGTAGTAATAATTAGTAGTGCTTAGTATCTATATAGTTTATTGTACCACACATTTTAATAACTATTGCCACTATATCTGGTAATAATACGGTTGCCTTCCCCGTAATACTCCTCGATAGGTGCCTCAAGCATTGACAAAAACTTGTCTAGTTTACCTGAGTTTTTTAGTTTACGCAGTGCCCTCTTTTCTATCTGTGCCACCGTTTGTTGTGTCACACCTAAGCAATGCGCTACCTCTACCTGTGTCATGCCTGCTCTCATGTTAAAACCTCAATACAAAATCAGATGGCTGTTTCTTTAGCTTGTTACCCATCCCCTTATAAAGAGGAACAAGGATCGACTCTTTCATATCCTTCTTGCTCTTGAACACACGGTATAACTTGCCATCCTCTGCTTTAAAATCAGACAGTCGTTTAACAACACGGTAAATAACTAGGTCACCTACCATTAGGTTGTCACTCTGCGGTGCTATGTAATAACTCATATCTCAACTCCTCCAAAGTCTCGTTGTAATAGTTGATAGATAAACTCACACGTTGGTGTAACAGAGTAGTCACTGATGACCACCATTGGTTCCTGCTCTGATCCGTTGTTGTATATCAACCAGAACCAACCCATGTCCTTACCACTATCCCTATCATATATTTCTATGTGGTCATCATCTGCGTGTGACATAGCATTGAGTATGTCATCACCGTTGGTTGACTTCTTGATACTGTAGTCTTCGCCATCCCACACTGACACACTGTATTGCCCTGAGTTATGTACAAGGTGGCGCACCATAGCCTGAAGTAATGGACGTTCACACGGTGCCGCGTGTTTAGGTAACTCGGTATCGAATGTAACTATACTCATGATATATACTCCCATAGTAATAGTGAACAAGTGAACACAGACACAAACAATAGTGCCGCTACCATTTCATTTTCTATATTCATGACTCCCCTCCTAACAGCGCCAATGCTTCATGGATTTTCCTGTATGCCTCTGTGTCTGGGTCGTACTGGTGCAGGGCTAGGCATCTAAAGTCTGTGACTATCAACTCAGCCGCATCCATTACCGCCTGCACGTTGTCAATCCATTCCTGCATGGCCTCCTCTGTATCAACGCATGGCGTACCAGACCCGCAGGTATTCCAGTGGTCTATCCCGTTTCGCTCCCACCACTCAAGGTCAGTTTTGTAAGCGTACAATTCGTAGATCATGACAACTCCTCCATGCCTAGTATCTCCTTGGCTTCCGCACACCTGACGAGTTGGTCTATGTGGACTAGTGCTACGTTATAGCCAGCCGCCATGCCATCCATGAAGTGGGCAACTGGGTCTGACTTACCCCACATCTTCTTGTATCTTCGGCTATCTTTAAGACTCTCAGCACGATTGTCTCGCATACGCTGACGCCACTGACGTAACTCTTCTGCACTGGTTGGATCATACATGATGCTTCTCCTCTCTGATCTGGGCCACGACCTCGCCAACCCTTCGCGTAAGGTCTTGGATCTGATTGTTCTGGGCCTGTTCACGTTGCTTACTAAAGCTAATAGTGTACTCATGTAGTCTCTCAACTAAGGTCAACGCTGAACTAACATCAAGACATTCACTCAGCTTTCCCATAAGCAGATTACTGTCCATGTCCTGAAGCAGACAGCCCAACACATCAACATCAGTGTAACCCCACCAATTCTCTAGACATTCCAACGCATCATCAATGTCATCAGGCTGTAACGCATCGATAACATCATCACGGTAGTACTCTAAATCTACGGTTGCTTCTACTGTAATATCACATAACATAATTTTAACTCCAGTTAAATTTACTTTACGTGTTCGACGATGACGGATGTCGTGTCGAATTTATAGCACAGTTGACAGTCGATACACTTCTGCCCTGTACAGTTAGCATCACCACGGTACTGCTTGGTGACGTTGTTGAACACGCGATGGAAACCACGAGGTGGCTTACGCAACACGCTATCAATCTTTGGATTACTATAAACAAGAATCATATTACTTGGTACATGATCCCTGTTCGGGCGCACGATGTCAACTCTCTTAGTCCACAGTGCAAACGTACAGTGACTGTTGCTCTCTGCTATGTCACACAGATTTAGGAAGTGAGTGTCGTTAATCAACTCACCATGCCCATGAAACCGCACGAATGCAGCATTGATCTTTGGAATGTCAACCTCTCTATCACTAGAAAGTATGTCACTATTCCGCTGGAATGATGGTTGACAATTCTTACGATAGGAACTCAGCATCCGCTGGCTGTAACACATCGTGCAAATGTTGTCCTTTCCACCACTCGTGTACTGCTTGACACAGTACGCATTGGTTGCTGTGTTGGTATTGATAGCAGGAATACCCGCTAACTTACCACTCATCTTAGATACACTAGGCATCATTCTTATACACCTCCTCCTTACAAGTACAAGTATCTACAATATGGTGATGGCTATACCCTGTCACTGTCTCTGGCTTCACATGACAATACACACACAGCAGTATTATTTTTTCTTCTATACTCATTAATTTATCAGGTAACAATAACAAGGGAGATGACTCAGCTTTAACCTGATCTAACAGATCAGAGAACAAATGAGCCAGTATCTTTTTGTCTTTCGCACTAGTACGCATCACTTCTCCTCCACGTATCTACGCATAGCATCATGTCCCTGTTCGATACTATCAACAAAGAACTCGTGACAAAATGATCCATCAAAGTAAAGAATCACCTTGAATGGTTTTCCCTTTGAACGTCTAGCGCATTCCTGATGTGGACCATAACGACTCACCTCATTGAGTTCCGCATCCAAACGCCCACATTCACTACTCATCCACTTTGGTTGCATCTTTGAATACAACGACTCCTCTATTAATTCCCGCATCACTTTACCCCCGCTATTTTACCATCACGCATGGTGACAGTGGCAAAGAACTCACGACCAAGCCCAGTAATATGGGGTCGGTTCGCACCTGTTAGCTGCCCATCCCTGCGATACTCTTCACCAAACATACTGGTCTCGATGTACTGCAACGGTTGACCTACATTTTCTTTCAACACTTTCTTACTTGGATAATTAAATACAATCATTTCACTTACTCCTAGTAGTTTCTTCCAAAATTAGCTTCAACATACACTGAACTGTACCGCTCCACCACGTTAACTGACTGCAAGAAAACACAACCACAACAATCGTGTGCATGACCGCAACCACCCCTATCGTAGTGATCTCTTACTACTTGACCTAATTTTTTCAGGTCTTTGAATTTCATATCAGTATTAGTAGCATCATCAAGCAATGAATCTGACAGCGTGAAGCTAACAACAAAACCACCAGCGTCATCGTAGCCGTCTTGCTCTCGCTCATACCACTTGAACCACATGGCACCAAGCTCTGGCATTTCTTCTTCGAGCATTTCTTTAAAGCTATCTAACTCAGACATGGTTTTAACTCCAGTTAAAGTTTATAAGCGTCAGGCACAACACCTCCCAACTATTACCATTATACCACGTATATCCTTTTGTCAAGCGAGCCACCACACTCAATCGTTTCGTAGCGTTTCGTAGCGTTTCGTAGGCGTTTCGTAGGCAATAAAAAGCCCCAATGAAGGGGCTATATATCATTCGGTTATATCTAAATAGAAAACAATGATAAGGCCCCCAATAATCAGAGGCCACGCAATTGATGGGTCGATCATGCCGCGTCCGCGAATTGAATAGAACCATCATGGGCGCTGTAACGATCAAGAGCCGCGTTAACGTATTCTGTAATGGTATATCCGTTTAACTTTGCCTGCTCCTCAAAAATGTTGAGGCATTGGTCAAGCGTTAGCTTTTCAGATTCTAACGGCTCGTCGCTGGTCTGCTCCGCGTCAACGCTGTCGGCTTCGGTAGGCTCGGCTTCGCTTTGCTTTGCTGGTGCTAGCGCAGTGTAGAGATCGCTAATGTTACGCGCCGTTTGTGCCATCTCAAGAACCAACGCCGTGCCTTCTTCGCGATTCGATATTGAGTGAGCCGTTATCATTTTCTTATCCGTTGCCGCCATCGTTCCCAGAATCCGACGCAGTTTAGAACGCTGGGCATTGGCGCTTCCTTCAGTCCAGCTTTTGGCAATCAATGCCTCGTGAACGCTGTTACTGAATTCCTTAAGATCCTCTGCCGTGTTGATAACTGCGATTGAATCTAACGCGGTCTGTAGTGGCTTTGCTTGTGCCTTCTCTGCCGCATCCAATGCCTTTGCCATCGCTGTCGATTGTGTTTTCAAAGTAGCCATAATAATTTAACTCCAGTTAAAATGTATTGTCACGGTGTGTGACGTTTTATAAAGCCGGTGCGTTATTGCCTCGACCTGTTACCAGTATAAACCTGATTTGGTACCTGTCAAGCACCATCATCACCCCATACACTGCTCAGATTCTGCCCAGACCTGCACAGATTTACACCACGGGGGGCCCTACACAATATCTCCAACGTAAAAGTACCTACTCAGACACAATAAAAGGTCAAATTAGGCCATAGTAGTTCTAGTTCTTTGTGCTTATATATCAAAAAGTTATATAGAACTAGTCTGTTCTGTAAATATACAGACAATCTGCACTGTAAATCCGAAGGTTTCCCCACAAAAAGTCCCCCAATACCCGGACAGAACTGTAAATAGTTCTCTCTTTCTAATTTTAGCTTGACAAATTAAAAAAAGTATGGTATAATATAGACTATATAGCAAACAACATGATAACAACAAGAAACAAATATAAGTAACAAACCAAAAAGCCATTAAGGTAGGATCTATATAGATGGATAACGACGTTAATAACAGTAACCCTGTTGGTCGCCCTAAAAAGTCTTCTGTTTCCTCTAAGAAAAAAGGAGGTAGAGGAGTTGTAGGACGACCTAAAGGTGATGCAGCAATCATAAATGAGTATAAGGCAAGGATGTTAAACTCTCCTCGTTCTCGTGCTGTTATGGATGCTATCTTTGAAGCTGCCACAGACCCAGATCACAAGAACCAAGCTGCTGCATGGAAGTTAGTTATGGATCGTATTCTTCCTGTTGCTGCATTTGAGAAAGATGTGATTAAAGATGCAGGAAGAAGTGCAATACAAATCAATATTACTGGGGTTGGAACTACAACTGTTTCTAGTGAGACTGAAATAGAGGGTGAGGCTACTGATGTCACAGAGTAAAGTAGAAGAAACATTAGATGAAGTACTAGGATACGTAGTAAGAGTAGGAGATGCTACTAGCCAACTGGTAAACGTAGCTATATTGCTGGGTGACAACGCTAATGAGTCTGTATCAGGTCGTAGCCACAGGTTAAAGAGTAAGTATAAAGGGTGGTCTGTGCTTAATACAGCAATTGACTTTGTGTTTATAGGTTCTAATCACTGTGAACGTGCATACAACAACGACGTAGCTAGGGCAGCAAAGACCCTGAGTGAAGCTAAACCTAAGAAAAAAACTACTAAGAAGCAGCGTAGCTAAACGCGACTATGAAATACTTTTCTTTGTCAGAGTTTGACTGTAAAGAAACAGGAGAAAACAATATGAATCCTGAGTTTCTAGAAAAACTAGACACACTCAGGCATTATTGTGGTCTTCCTTTTGTTATCACCAGCGGCTATAGAAGCCCTAACCACCCGTTAGAGGCTATAAAAGAGATACCGGGGACTCACGCGCAAGGCATAGCAGCAGACATAAAGATAACTAACTCTGCTCATCGGTATTCGTTAATAAAAGCTGCCTTAGAATACGGCTTTACAGGTATAGGGGTTGCTGGTACTTTTATCCACTTAGACATACGGTCTTCATTGCCTGTTATGTGGACGTACTAAAAGAAAGTAAACAAACTTTAACCTAAGAGAAACTAAACCATGACTGATAAAACATTTGCATTTGTAATTACTATTGTTGCTGCTTTACTTGCCAGCGTTGTTAGTTTTGCAGCATTTGCTGATACACCTACTGTAATTAATTATCCAGATGGTTCTACGTACACGTTAAAGAACGGAGAAGAAATATTTATACATCCTAGTACTATGTATGTTAAACAAGAGTATAAGGACACAGGTAATGTTTTGTTTAGTAAAAGAGTCCCTTGGCCTAAGCGTGACTACGTAGAGCCAGAAGCTACTG